CCTGTCCAACTTGATCCGTTATAACCTTCCCAAGCAACTAGAGATGTATTGTATCTTATAGCACCTGTGTATAATGCACCACCGATTGGTCTTTGAGATGTTGTTCCTGTTGGTGGAACCCAAGCGCCAACGCCTGCGTTATCTCTTGTCATATATCCTAATACAGCGTTTTCAGTAGGTACGGCATTGTTTGAATTACCACCTAATGTTTCGTCTGTACTAAATTCGTTAATAGCGGCACCTAATTCTGCACCGATAGATCCAAGTTTTAATTCACTTAATCCTGAAAGGTTAAAGGCGTCTGCGTTAAGAGTAGCAGTACCAGTTGCCTGTTCAATTTTAAATAAATCTCCAACTCTAAAGTCTCCAGCCTGGTCGGTTGATACCCAATATACACGACCACCATCTTCTTCAATAATCTCGTCTGATTGATCGGCAGGTTGTAAAGGTGTTCCTGGATAATTTGTAGTATAAAATCCTCCAGTACCAATTGATAAGAAATCGTGACCTGTTAAACGAATGTTTGAAAATCCTTGAGAAATATCTGTTGAAATACTATCATCTTTTGCTCTACTAGTACCAATATCTTCTGTTAATCTAACAACAGCAGTTCCAGTAGTTGTATCTTCTTCTGATACTAACCCAACTCTAAAGTATTTGTCATCATTTGAAAATTTAACATTGGCAGCATTTTTAATAATGTTTGTAGCATTTAATGTTGTTGTTCCTGATTTAACTGCAAGTAAAGGACCTCTTTGTCCTTGTTGAGCAGGTGAACCAAAACCTGACGCCAAAGTAATTTGGAATGTTGATGAATCTTCTTTTTCAATTGTACAAGTTTCTCCGTCTTGGAAACTTCCACTAATATTTTCTATGTGTAAGTATAATAGAGAGTTGTTAAATCTGAATATTTTAGCAGTTGCACCTGAAGTATCTCCTTGAATAACAGCAGTACCTTGTCCTTGTATAGCAATAGAATTTTCAATATCTATAACCGTTGCACCACCAAGGAATCCTGTTGCATCCCATTTCAACATTAAACCTCTAGTTTGAATGTTTACAGCAGTTTCGTCTTCATCTGTACCAGAAGATACACACGCCTGTTCCCCATATGCGTGAGAGCAGTTTAGACCTCTAATAAATCCGCCTGATTCAGCGTAAATAGCTTTTTCTGCATAATAAACGAATACTGATACTGCCTCACAACGACCTTTTCCTAAGATGTGAATACCAATACCACCACTATTGATTTGAGTAAAGTCATTAAGTAGCATTGATTTGTAAGATGATGAGTGAGTGTTTGAGTGAAGATTACCGTCAACTTGAACACCACAAGCACCTGTGTTTATTGATGTACAATTCTGTATGTAAGGAGAAGCAGTCCTAATATTTCCTGCTGGGTCTAAAGACATAATTGCTGCCTCTTTGATACCTTTTGGTAAGTTTCTTTCGCCTACATCTGTAATATTGAATTTTGCTCTTCCAAGAGTAACATAATCACCTGTTGTTAATCCGTGGTTTGTACTTGTATTAACCGTTATTTCTCCAGCAGCGTGGGCATATGACATACTAGCAACGCCAATATTTGTACCTTCTGAACCTTCTTTAATAACATTACCACCACTTACATAATTGTGAATTGATGGATGAGTTGCAGTAGGAACCGTAAATGAATTTGCGTCTTGTACCGTAACTTTATATAATCCTCCAGCACGTTTTGTACCAGAAACTCCTGAATATGTAGCATTTCTAATATTATTCTTATCATTAGTTAAGAACATATTTGAAGCATTATTATCTTCAAGTGATTTAACCGTTAAAACTAAATCTCCACCACCACCTATGTCGGCAGATTTTAATGTGATTACTTCATCTATATGGAATCCTGAACCACCGTGGTAAGTTATAATTTCTTTTGCCTCATTGCCAATAATAGTAACACTAAACACAGCACCTTCACCAACTTCTGGATAAACTTTTTCTCCTTGAATACAACTATATTTTAGTCCTGAAATTTTAATAACATCACTTACAGATAATCCGTGTGAAGCAGTTGTTGTAACCGTAATTATACCACTTACATTGTCATAAACAGCATTTGATACCGTAAATTCACCATAACCAGCAGTAGTAACCGTACCACCACTAACATATGTGTGTACGAAATCTGAAGTTCCTGGATTAATTGTAAAAGATGTTCCGTCTGGTGTACTTGCAACCGTAAAAGATTTTTCAACTTTACTAGGGTGAATATATTTGTATTCGCCGTTTGTTGCACCACTTGGTTCGTCTGTTATACTAACCGTTTTAATTTGTTTACCTGAACCAGCAGCAGGACTAACTTTAGTATTTCTTAAAGATTCTCCAATTATTGAAACACCTTCTTGTACTCTTAAAGGTAAAACTTCGCTGAAAGTACCATTTTTAACTCTTAATACATCTCCTGCAACACTTTTAACATCCATTGTTAAAGCAACGGTAGCACTTCCTATTTCTGATCCGTCTATTCTTAATTTATCTCCAACATTGTGAGATGAACCACCATTAATAACTTCAACACTTACTGAACCTGAAGTATTAACTCTCCAGTATGAATCACTACCAGTTTCTGGATATGTTTTCTTACCTATTGCACAAGTATAATCCATACCTCTTAATCTTATAGTATCACTTATAGATAATCCGTGAGCACCTGTTGTTGTAATTGTAATTACACCTGTACTATTATTGTAAGGTGCATTTGAAACCGTTAAAGTAGAGTCATCTGATTTTCTAATTTCCCCACCACTAACATATGTGTGAGCATAAGTAGATGTTCCTAAAGTTAACTCTATTGATGTAGCAGATGGTACTGCTGAAACCGTAAATTCTTTATATGCTATTGCACGAGCATTTTCGTATTGTCCAGCAGTACCACCTGTACCACCAGATAAATTTTCTATTCCTCTAATTGCGTCTTTCTTTGCCTTCTTTAATGCGTATGCAATTGTTTGATAAGGCGCTGATTCTGTTCCTGGGTTAGTATTTTTTCCACTTGGAGAAACCCATAAAACATTTCCACCAGAGATCGTACTCCACATAACATCACTTCCATCATTAGTTAAAAATGATCCAGGAAGTCCTAATGGTAATCTTGCGACACCACCATCGTTTTGTGTAATTATATCACCACGTGTAGTTAATACAGCGGCAGTATCACCTTGAGCAACAATACTCCATACCGTTGCGTCTGAACCTGGTTGAATATTTAATTGTTGATCTTTTAAACAAACATATGAGTTTGAAGAATATCTAACTACACTTCCAACTTCATAAGTTGTTAGAGCACTATAAGTACCTAACCATTTAAATCCTTCTACGACAACTTTCCAATATGTTGCGTTAACCGTACCAGCAGTTACAGCAGGTCTTTCATTTGTATTATCTAAAATACAAACATAAGAATTACCACCGTATTGAACCGTGTCTCCAGTTTTGTATCCTGTACCGTGAGAATAAACTCCAGTAGCATTGAAACCTGTTGTGATTACATCCCAATAAGTATTGTCGGCAGGAGTTTGTCCTGCTTCTTCTTCACTATTAATATATACATAAGAATATCCACCGTGAGTTACGACATCACCTTTTGAGTAAACCGTACCTGCGTTGTAAGAATCTTCAAATTGTAATCCTTCTGAATAAACTGAAAAGTTTGCCTGAGCAAAGTCATCTGCTGTAGCACCTGAAGTGTGAGCAGTTGTACATCTATATTGGTATGAACCAAACTTAACAACATCATCTAATCTGTAATATTGTGTAGTTGTCCAATCGCCTAAAAATGCAACACCTTCGCTGAATAAAGTAAAGTTTGCTAAATCTATTGTTGCGTCACCACCTGAAGCAGATGTGTGTTCAGTTGTAACTCTATATTGTCTACCACCGTATTTAACAATATCACTTATTCTATATTGTGTATCGGCAGCGTAATCGCCTCTAAAAGTAATTCCGTCTGTGTATTGTTCAAATTTTGATTGGTCTAAAACTGCACTTGAAGATGTATGAGCAGTTGTACATCTAAATTGTTTACCACCATAAGATACTAGGTCGTTTAATTTGTACCAAGTTGAATTAGCGTAAGTACCTTTATAGTAAAAAGATTCTCCGTGTAATTGCCAATAATTGGTATAAGTTCCTGGGTCTGTATAAAATAAACCTTCGCCTGATGGTGATGTATGGTTTGCTATACAAACGTATGAATTACCACCGTATTTGATTATGTCATCTATAACATAACCTGTACTAGTTGCCCAATCACCTCTCCATTTAAATTTAAGTCTACCTAGTTTAAAATCTGCCATTTGTTTCTCTCTATATTTTTATTAAACAGCACTCTGGTATGTTGTTGTACCAATACTTGCTGTTGTACTTTCAAAAGTATCAAAGTCATCACTTCCCAATTGCGACCTACTTACGCCTTGATTACTTCTTTTTACTAAATCTCCACTACTACTATTTATAAGAAAAGTTGTAGTAGGATTATCTGAAAAGTTAATTTGTTGAAATTTATCACTATCATTATTAAAGTATCGTTTCTTAACTTGACCAACTACAATACTCAATCCAGTCTTTGGAATTAGTGTGAAAGTTACTACGGTATTATTGACTAAAGTAAAGTCTGAAAACGCAACTTGTTGAACTCCGTCTAAAAATACTGCAATCCTTGACTCATTTAATACTGGTGTTGATATTGTAAATTGATATGCTGTACCGTCAGTTGTAAAATAACTAACATCAAACATCTCTAGTCTTTCATCTACGTAATCTGTTTCTGCTCTTGCGACAAAATCTGATTTACCGTCTTCATAATACTTTGATACTTCAATTGTTTCTGAACCTTTATTAGGGTCAATTGAAGTTAAGTATAACATTCCATCTTTTGTACGTCTTATTCCGTTAAAAGATTTCTGTTTTGTAGAAGCAGCAGGTGTATGCGAAACTAGATATGCCATATTTTTCTATATTTATATTTTTCCTATGTTAATGCTAAGATACTAGCATATGCCTCAACATCTACTGAACTTGAATCAGGAGATGGATCAGCAACTACTCGTATAATATCGTTGTTTTCTAAATTTACAGGTTTATCTAGTGTTAAAGTATTGTTTGGTGGAACTTCTAAACTCTTACCTATATGATAAAAAGTAGAACCTCCGTCAGTTGTAACTTTAACATTTACCGTAGCACTAGCAGTTGAACTTTTATTTGAAACATATACAGCGTGAATTACTGCTGTTTCACTTGCACCAGCAGTGAATAAATTTGCTGTTGAATCATCTACTACTGGAACGGTTATTCCTGCATTTTTAAATGTACTTGCCATAATTAACTACCGAAAACTATTGAATACGCTAATGCGTCTCCATCCATTGCAACTTGACCATCTGAATCTGGTAATGTTATTAATCTATCACCAGTAGGTTCAACAACTGATAAAGTTGTTTCGTATGCGTTTTCTAAATATCCTTCAAAAATTAAATTAGAACCGTTTAAAGTAATATCATTACTAGTTACGGCACCTGCCTGTGTAACAGATTGTAAGTTTACAGCACCTGCACCACCAACTTCTTTAACAACTCCACCTGATGTTTTTGAATATAACTTACCATCAGTTAAATTCATTGCCAATTCGCCTGGTGATAAAGCAGCAGCACCTGGAATTTGATTTGGAGTTTCTGATCTTTTTATTTTTATTATAGTTGCCATTACTTATATTTTCTATTCATTTTTGCTTTAAATTTTATTCTATTGATTAACTTTAATTTTGTTAATCTTCTATCTAATTCTATTCCTAATTTTCTACCGATTTTTTCTAATTCTTTTTTAGTTTTAGTCTGCAAATCTTTCATAACGATAACTTTGCTTTTTACAGGTTTGTTAACCTTGTCATAACTTCCAATAATCCAATTGGTAAATTTTGACCAAAGTTTCATTAGAAAGAACCTCCGTCAATAGTAGAAACTTCAACTTCTCCTGCTGTAACCGTAAAGTTGTCTGAAGTAAATTTAGCAACACCTTTGTTTGAATTAGAAGCGTCTTCTCCTGCAACTTTGATTGTATTGTTATCAACAATCGTGTTAATACCTTCGCCTGCTAAAAACTCTAAATTTTCTTCTAAATAAACTCTTCCTGTTGTAGAAGATTCATCTGTTAAAGTAATAAATGGATTTGCAAGTTTAGTTGTTGCAATTGTAGAATTTGCAATCATTGAGTTTTGTATACCTAATGCTTTTAATCTTAATGCGTCTGCGTTAACTTCAATAGAACTATCATCAACTGCAACGTCTAATTGATTACCGTCTTTTGTTAAAGCGGCACCAGCAGTTATTTGACCTGCACCAGAGAATTGAGATACATCTAAATCAGTTGTTCCAAAAGTAGGAGCACCTGTATGTGTAAATGTATAACCATTATTTTGATTTAAAACACCTTCTTCAACAAATACGAAAGCACCACCTGATAATTCAGCAGGTTGATCTTCTGGAGTTGCTCTTGTTAACACCCAATTTGTTGAACCTGAACCTGTATTAGTTACCGTGTATATACCGTTTTGAGTTGCGTCTGTTTGATCTTTAACTAAAACTCTATCGTCTGTATTCGCAGCCGTACTATCTAAAACTAAAACTGCCTGTGTACTATTGTTTGTTAAAGTTGCACCAACACCAAGACTTCCGTTATTGTAAGTTGCTGATAAATTTTCAGTTGTAGCAATTTTACAAGAAGGTTTAGTATCTAAACCTTGAGCAACTTGGTCAACATACATTTTGTTTGCAAGTGAATTGTCTGTAAATCCTGCTCTATCTTCATAACCACTAGGTACAATTACCGTACCTGTTCCGTGTGGCGATAAATTAATATCTTTATTACTTGCTATTGTAGTTATTGATTGACCGTTTAATGTAAGGTCATCTACAACTAAAGAAGTTAATCCTGCAATATCAGTTTCAGTAGCACCTAAAGTTAATACTGAACTACCTATTGTTGTTTGAGGATTTGCTATATTAGCATTTGAAATAGCAGCAGAACCCGATAAGTTTGAATTTGTTAATGCTGTAGCAGTTACCGTTACCGTATTATCAGTAACCGTTTGTGTCATACCACCTGTACCTGCGAAAGTTAATGTTTCGGAAGTATTGTAAGTATCTGTTCCTGTATCACCTGCTAAATTAATAAATTGATTAACGGTTGTAAAATCTAAATTTCCTGATCCATCAGTTTTTAAAAACTGACCAGCAGTACCATCTCCGTCTGGTAAGACAAAAGTTTGTGATCCTGTTACTGCATTGGGAGCTCTAATTCCTATGTAGTTAGTACCGTTATTAGTACCTTCATTAAATCTAACTTCACCACCTTCTGTTAAGTGATTTCCTACGTTTAATGTATCTATTGCTAAATTTGAATCTACTATTACTGCGCCACTACCTGTTAAAGTACCAGCCACGTGATCTAGCATATCAGTAAAATATTGACCTCCAATTACTGATACATTATTTGCGTCTCCATTACTATCAACGCCACCTTCTCCTATAAAAATTCTATCTCCAAGATTACCTTGTGATCCTGTTCCATATGTGTATGCTAATTCACCTAATTTTAGTGTTGCTGGTGCTGAAGTTGCTGGACTTCTTTTTATCTGTATTACCGTTGCCATATTTCTACCTTAAAAACTTCCGCCGTTAAATGTTAGTGTTCCAGTAGTGGTAACTATTTCGTTTCTAGTTACGAATTTACCATCACTAGCTCTGTATTGTAATAATGCGCCATCATCTAAAGAAGTTACGTCAACATCACCTAATAATTTTAAAGAAAGAGAACTATTTTGTAATGAAGAACCCGAAGGTAAAGTTACAGAAACCTTTTGTGGTCCACTTGATGTGGGAGTATTGATTTTTGCTGTAATCGTCATTGACCTCTCTCTTTAACAATATTTATAATACTTTTAACTTGTTGTTACGTTAGGTCTTACAGATATTATACCCTCAATTACTCTAGTTACAGCGCCAGTTGCTGTCTTTGTGATTTCTACATCATAGACATACCTCTCTGGTGCGTCTAAAGTAGAGGTTTGTGCCGAAGTTAGACTTAATGCGACAACGCCTGAAGTTGCGTCTGTAGCAATAAGTGATGTAATAGATGTTCTTGTTCTAGTTGACGCATAACCCTTTGCCATCTTAGCTTCCGTTGTATATCCAGTCAAGTCAAATGGGTTGCCATTTGCGTCTTTGACCGTAATATCGGAACTGAATGTTGCGCCTTGATCTATTAATAAATTAGCTATTGCTGCCATTGTCTTCTATCGGTTGTACTTTTTCTTTCTTCATTAATTCTAAAATCTTTTTATTATAAAATTCTGTAAGAACACTTATTTTTTCCAACTCAATATCGTGTCTAACTCTGGAAGCTTCAATTTCTTGTCTTGCTGTAATACGATTTCTCAATCCTATACTAAACTTCGTTTCGTCATACACTTTTCCATCTATGGATATTGCCATTATAAACTCCTTTTGTTATAATATATTTACTATTTATACGCTTTTAAAGGTACTTTCAAATCTTTAGGATAGATAATTGTTTGTAGGCAATTGTCTTTTTTACCACCACATACCCAATATTGATGGTCACTTACTATCATATTTCTATCATAATCCTTGTTGAAATTATCAAAATAATACTTCAACCATCTAGTATTTGTTCTTTGCCTACTAATAAAGTAAAATTTAGGATTAAGTTTTTCTATAAAATCTATCTGTTGATCTAATACAGGATGATTTATATGTACACCATCTCTTTTTTTAGACCCACCAGTTTCTCTAAAATCTTTAGAATATAGAAATCTATTCCACAATCTATAAACACCTTCACCAAAAAACTCTCTATGATATATTGTTGATATTACCTTTACATTATCTCCATCACAACTTACAGATATAGCAGTTTGTTCATCTATATTAAACTCTTTATCTGTATAATTTTTCCAATATGGATCAGTTTTACTATCAACAACATCTTTAAAAATATTATCAATTTGAATACGATACTTTTTAGGTAATTCAGTAGGTGTAAATGTATAATTATTTAACATCTGTAAATATCGCCAATGATTTTTTGTTTGTAAAGTTTTCTACATTTTGACTACAATGAAAAAACTTACTAGGAAACATAATTGCCTGATTAAAATTATATGTAAAATATTCTTTAACACTAAATCCTCTTTTGTCTTTTATATGTTTAAAGTCTAAACTATCAGGTAAAGATATATTTGAATCAAACTCTTTTATCTTTTCTTTTCGTTGTTCAAAAGTTAATACTGATTGCCAATCTTGTGTGTAATAATCATCTAAACTATATGCTATATCTGCCCATTGATTCATTATGAAAATACCACCTTGTGGTTGTTTATCTAAAGGAACAATTATAGTATAGTGAGAGGTTTTTGTTTTACCACTATCACAATGTAATTTATAAGGTTGTTTTAAATCGTAAATATGAGCATCCCTTACAGAAAACTTTCCTATATGTTTTGCTATCTTAATTGAAATTGAAGTTAATAATTTTTGATAATATAAAGTTAAGTTACCTGTTGAGGATTTAAATTCTTCTTTATTATTATATGTAAATGAGTTTAATTCTTTATCAGATAAAAAATCATCTATTATAAAGTTTTCGTACATCATCTAATTTATTCGCCCAATTTTCTTTTGTAACCCAAGTTACATTATAAACTTTATCTTTATCTTCACCAGCACCGCCGACACCACCTTGTGGCACGGTTGCTAACCAAATACTATCATCATAATGCAATCCTTTTAAATGATATTCTTTAAATGCTTCTTTATGTATTGCATAATTAGAATAAGCATTAAAAATGTCAAAACATATATTTTTCTTTAAATGATCTAACATCATACCCATTCCTTTACCTCTATGTGAAGTAGAAACCCATTGACAAGAACTATACATATGTCTTTGATTTGGACTATAAAGAATTGACTCTGATAAATTTTCCATATTTATTTTTAATTGATTACCTGATTCTGCGTAAAAATAACTTTCAAAATCTTCTAAAAAAGCACCAAAATTTAAAATCTTAGCAGCGTAAGTAGCAATAACTTCATTATCTTTTTTAAGATACAAAGCAAAATCATCTCCACCAAATACCATAGATTGACTAAAAAATTCATCAAACTGATAAGGGTATTGTTCTTTAGATAAAGATTTTAAAAAGTTTTCAAATCCTATAAAATCATCATTTACTTCTACATCTATATTTCTATCATTGAAAAATTTAAACATTTCAGGATGTTTATCTTCAAATGACTTATCTATTTTTACTGATTTATGATTATCTATTATTGCCATAACTATATTTATATTTCTCCTTGACTAATTTTCTAAATGATTTTTTATACAGACCTTGCCATATAATTTGATATTGAGATTCCTTATTCATATTAACTACCCAATGTTG